AATGTTTTCGATGATGATGGTAAACGTAAAGTATTTAATAAAAACTATACTACTTCAGAATCTTTAGAAATGCCCTCTATTGGAGAATTCAAAGAGAATGCAGTTGTTGAAAGATATGAAGAAGGGCATCCTCAATCACGATATGATTCTGACGGAGATAGAAAAGATCCCCAAGCTCCTTCCGGGCATACTATATCCGGGAAATCTGTTACCTGGGAAGAACTTTGGCAATGGTATGAAACTGAAGGAGAATACGAAAGAGATTAATCTTACAAATATAAAACAAAAAGGGAAGCAACCTACGAGATGCTTCCCTTTTCTTTTGAATAATATATTGCACGAACTATATTATCTCCTTGAACTTTTACTTGAAGAACCACCTGAACTTCTACCTGATGAAGAACTTCCAGAACTTCTTGAACTTGAACTCCTACCTGAAGAACTTCCAGAATAACTTGATCCTGAACTTCTACCCGATGAAGAACTCCTTGAATAACTTGAAGAACTCCTTGTAGGAGCTGATCTTTGATAACTTGATGAACTCCTAGATGGTGTTGAATAACTTCTTGTCGAAGAACTTGCAGGTCTTTTATATGTTGAAGAACTTCTAGCAGGTGTAGTTCTTTTATTATATTGTGCTCTGGTTTGAGTAGCACTCCTATTAGGTTTATTATAAGTAGGACGATACGTTCTAGCTTGTGTTTTCCTTTGTGGAGTTGATTTTGTAGCAATTCTAGATTGAGTAGGCCTAGTTGTTCTTACAACTTGATTAGATTTCCTATTAGCAGTTACAGTTCTATTAGTTCTTACTGGTGAAATTGACTTAATTGCTGCTTTTCTAGAAGTTGGAGCTGGGACATATCCACTCCTATATGTTTTGTTTGGTTGGCTATAATAATTATTTCTCCTACCAAGAGTACCACTAGATGCGTAGTGATTGCCTCTGTTATAATTTCTATTATAATATGATCCATAATGCATATAATGATTATGTCCCCAACCATAATTTCCATAAGGGTAATATGATCCATAATAAGCTTGATAATTATAATATCCACTATACCAACCTCCATAAGTAGGATATCCGTAGCCATATCCATATCTGTGGCCATATCCATATCCATATCCATAATATCTTGAATTATAATAAGAGTAAGGGTTATGGTAATAAGAATACTGGAAATATAATCTACGATTTATTTCATTTTCCCATTCCCAATTGTTGTTTTCTTCTGGCTCTACTTCAATCCAAACTGTATCTGTTTCATAAACTACAACAGTATCGCGAGGAGTATTCTCTACCATTTCATTTTCTTGTTCAATTCGGTATTTTTCATAATCAGAAAGTTCTCTTTCTTGTTGAGCGAATAAACCAAAACTCAAAAGAATCATTACTAATAAACTAATTAACTTTTTCATAACGTGCGTTTTATTTTATGTGATATATATACTATACTAACAAAATCGTACCAGAAATCACCAGATTTGTTAAGAAAAAATTAAGTTTTCAAAAAATACAAATAAGTGCTTAAATATTTTCAAAATTCAATTATTTTGGTTATATTATTAAGTTAACATTTATCAAAACTCACACAATTGACATTGTTCATTGAGATATATAAAATATATGATTTTAAATTATAATTACTATTACATATATAAGATAGCTAATTTATACAATAAAAAATGTTATGTGGGGTTTCATGCTACTAATATAGAATATGATCAATATTTTGGAAGTGGTGTTCTTTTACATAAATCTATTGATAAATATGGAATAAACAATTTTGTTAAGGGTATAATTGAATATGTTAATCCGGATAATTGGCAAAAACAAGAGCAATACTGGATAAAGAAATTAAATGCACATACTACTTTAGGCGGATATAATCAAACATGGGGTGGTAAAGGAAGATTAGGATCTCCACAAACTATTGCAGCCCGGGAAAAAACCAAAAAGACGATGAAAGGAAAATTTAAAAACCTTTCATGGGAAGAACGATATGGAATAGATATATCAAATAAAATGAAAATTAGTATAAAAAATAAAATAGGACATAAGAATAATAGATATGGAACTATTCATAGTGATGATACAAAGAAAAAAATGAGTAATTCTCATTTGGGGAAAAAAAATTCTAAAGAACATAATATACATATAAGTAATGCAGTAAAAGGAAAGACTTGGGAAGAACGATATGGTATAGAAACAGCTACCAGAATGAAAGAGTCTAGAAGAAAAAAAAAGAATGAATATATAAAATAAATTTATAAAATATGCGCAAGTTTGGAGAAGTCTATAAAGAAAAACTTAACGAGAGCGAAACGCTTCACGAATCCCACATCGTTAACGATTTCAGACAGATATACAATGCATTATTAGAACATTATAATCTAACAGCAATCCATGACTTAAATGAGAAATCCCAGGTTTCATTTCTAAGTGAGTTAAATCAGTATTGGACTGAAGAATCTGGATTAAACGAATTAGGTCAAAATTTCTTACTAAAGCGTTCACCTAGATTAACTGAGAATTCTACACCACTTCAAAAGAAAAACTACCTTAAGAACAAAGCAAGTGTATTGTTAAGTGAAACAATGCGTCAAAACGATCTTAAATTTAAAGTTTATTCTGTAATTGATGAAATGTACGGAATGGTTAAAGGGGAAGAGATTACTGATGTATTATCTCCAAACATGATATCCGATATTATTACTGAAGCTTTTGCAGAATCTCTAGACGAATTCATTACTAACATTAGGACTGAAATTTCTGAATCCTCAAAAAAGGAAGAACCTAAAAAGATAAACGAAGAAGTCAGAGCTAAAAAAGTTTATATCAAGAAAAAGAAATAAGAATAAAACATACTAATATTGAAAGGGAGTTGTAATGACTCCCTTTTTTATTTGGATAAATATAAAAAATCATATAAATACAATAATTATGGGATTAAATTCGATTAAGACCTCAATACAAAAAAGAGGTCAATCATACGTTGATAAACTTTTAAATGATGAAGTAGTTATAACAGAAAAACTCGACACATTTAGAATCCTCTTTGAAAAAATTGATGGTGAAGTAAAATTCTTCAAAAAGAATAATTCTGAAATCACATTAATAGAAAGAACATTAAATGATGTTTGGGAACAAGCATTATTAGAATTGCCAACACTGATTGGTGAAACCGACTTACCTGAAGGAATTAGATATGGAGTAGCCTATACTCCAGTGGAAAGACCACTTAGAATTCCATACTCGAATCTACCTAGATATATTTTAACTGACATGACCAAAAGGGTTAATGGAAAGGTTATAGAATCTTATGACTACAACGAAGTTAAACAATGGGCAGGTATTTTATGTATGGGGAGACCACCCGTATTATTTGAAGGGAAATTAAATGAAGAACAAAAACGTCTCTTTATCGCATATGATACAAAAAATTATAATGGAGAGTTTGATACATTCTCTGAAATGATTACAAAGACTCTTCAAACATCTTATTCTAAAGAAGCCGTTATTGAAGGAGTTGTAATTAAATCAGGTAAACACCTTATTCAAGTTATTTCTTATGAATTTGATATTCTTGATGAAGCCTATAAAAGACAAAGTGAATCTAGAGATTTTTATGATATTGTTTTATTGAGTTTAAATGAATTTATGGATTCTTATAAATTTCCTAAATTATTATCAGAAACTACTGAAGAACTATATATTGAAATTATTAATGATGTGTTTGTTAAATATTGTGCGACTGAAAAAATAACAGAAGGTTTAGAACCAAGTTATTTAACTTCTCCAAAATATGGCCACATGGGTAAACTAAACCCTAAATTTATAAATAACAAAGAAACTTTAAAATACATTAATGAAGATCCTATTTATGAGGCTCTTTATAGAGTTTTCTTATCATCATTTAGAAAATACAAAAAACCGTATGGACTTTTATCAGAAACAGTTGTAGATAAATTTAATACCTACGTAGGTGTTATTAATGAAATGATAAGTGATGAAGTTGATACAGCTGAATACGTAAATGACTATGTTGCATTAAATGAAAATAGATCCAAAAATATTACAGTAAAAGCATTAAAACGAAGACAACCTAACGATATTGATAATATGAGGGTTATTGCTTCAGTACAAAATGCATTCTTACCTCCAGAAATAAACGTGCCACAAGGTGAAAATAGAGTTGCTGTTTATTTAACTACCTTAGAACCATTTACTCAAGCACAAATGACTAATATTGAACAAATTCATAATCAATGGAACGTTCCTGTTGTATTAGCTGCTGTTGGTAGTGAAAGAGATTTAAAAGGAAAGAATTTTCATATTAGTGATGTGTTAGTTCGAGCTCAGATGAAATCTTTATCAAACTTCAATAAAAGTTTAATTCCATCATATATGATATTGGACAGATGGTCTTTAAAAGAAATTTTTGAATTCTGTAGACCTCATTTTGAACCTCTTATAATTTTTACAGATAAGGGTAAAAACTCTGAATTATCACTTCAACTGTTTTATGAAGAGGAAGTTATGGGTGGAAAGATAAATACTCTAGATGAATTTAATATTGGTGAGATGGAAAATAAAGATGCGTTAGCCGCAGCAAGAGCTGTTGAAGATGGAAACGGATCATACTTTATGGAACTAACACCAAAACCTGTCCATAATTTTTATGATCAAGTAATAAATGAATATAGAACTTGGGAAGGAGCAGAGATCGCTCAATTTGATCCTATCATATTTCCAGAAATTGAAAGACAAAATAATAATCAACCATGAAAAAATTAAATGAAGATGTGAATATAACAGATCCAGCAATGGCTCAAAAATATGCTGAGGGTATGGCTAGAGTTGCAAAAGCAGATGCTGAAATTGCAGCTCTTAAATCTCAAATTGCTAGAATTGATGGTCAAAAAAGTGATATTCAAACTGAATTAGCTAAGATAAGTGGTGATGCTGCTCCAGAAGCAGGACAGAATCAACAATCTCCAGAACAAGCTGCTGCAGCTGCGGCCGCTGCTGTAACAAATGTTCAACCAACATCAGAATCTTTATTAGTAAGAGTTGATGAAACAGAAGATGAATCTCAACGAATTCAATTAGAGATCGATCAAATTTCTGATCAAATGATGGTAATAGAAGATCCTGCTGAAATTGAAGAAATGCAATCCTATCTTAGAAGTTTAGTAAATCAACTAAAGGAATTAGACATGGATCAAATGGATCATGAAAGCATGTATGAAGCAGATGATGAAGAACCTCGTTTTACTGGAATGTATGGATTTCCTTATGAAGTAAATAAAGAAGGCAGACCTATTAGAAAAATAGATCCTGTTAGATCTCCAAAACAAAGAAAACAAAAGCCTTGGAGCGATACAAAACTAGATAAATATGATCAATTTGATAAAGATATTACTGAAATTGAATATGAAATAACAGAGTTACAAGAAGATAAAGAATATCAGTTAGACAGATTTCAGTCTCCTAAGTTTGAAGGAGTCGAAGGTGAAATGGAAGAATTCTTCGCCCAAATGGGACATGAAGCTGCAGATATCGTTAATTCAGGTGTAGATGACAAGGATAAATTAAAGGCTCTTAAAAAATTAGGAGTTGAAGATCCACAAGGAATTATTGATAACTACTACTATTATTATCCAGAATTTAATCCAGCATTAGAAAAACCTAAGAAAGAAGCCCTTAAGGAAATTAGAATAATTACAGATAAAATTAGTAAGTTAAGAACAAAAATTTACAAAAAGCAAGAACAACAAGAAAAAATGGGTTTACCTGTTTATGATTCATATAATCCAATGACTCCAGAAAATTTCTATAATATAGATGAAGCATACATTGAAAGAGAAGGTGAAGTGGAAAAAAAAACTAAAGAAGATTACTTAGATAATGATTATCTTTTCTATGTAAAGGTTATTGATGGCGATAATGAGTTTATTGGTAAAGTGTTTAAACTAAGCCCTGATGGAGATTGGTATGGAATAGTTAAAAAAGGAGAGGATGATTCATTTGAGAAGATATCTTATGAACCAGAATACGATGAAATGGATATCGTAGAATTTTTAGGTGATAGTTATGATACTATTGAAATAATCGATCAGCATGAATTTAATGACTATATAGAAGATACTGAGGATATTGATGAAGAAATTATTGGTGGTGGAGGTTGGCCATCAAATTCAGTTGCAAGTAGTTAAGATGATTGATGTTACAACAAGTGTCCAAGAGTGTTAAGAACTAAATGAATATATAAAATAAAATTTAAAATTAATGTTACAATTATGAAAAGAAAAAGTTATGTGCCAACTACATTAGGTCAGTATCTTAACGAGAATAAATCTATAACCTTAACGAGAAAATACGGAGAGAAACAACCCGTAGTCGTAGGTTCAAGAGCTCCGATGAGAAATGCTGTATTATCTTTTGTATCTGAAAACGCTAAGGTATCTAGAGTAAGTCTAAAGAGATTTATCGCCGGCCTTAATGAAACATCGAAAAATCCAGCTGCAGCTGCAAATATGTGGTTGAAGAGAAATCAAAGATTTTTCGAATCAACAACTGCTAGTGGTGTAACTACTTATAAGCTTTCTAAATTAGGAGAGAAATTAGTACATGTTATTCAGCCACAAACTACTGGTGCTTTATCAGAAGAAACTAAAATCAAATCTAGATTAGCTGAGGCTAAAGATCATGATTTTAAAGATGAGAAAACTGGTAAAAAAGGAATTAATGACGAGGATGAACTTGATGAAGATGGAAAATGTATTAAAGAAGAAGAAACTCGTGAAGAAAGAGTTGCTAGAATCGTTGAACAAATCAAATCTAAGAGAGCAGCCGCTTTAAATGAAGCTGAAGAAGAAGATGACGATGATAAGGAAGAGGACAAAGAAGAAGATAAGGAAGAGGACAAAGAAGAAGATAAGGAAGCTGATGATGATGCTGAAGAAGATGCTGAGAAAGCAGATGATGAGGAAGAAGAAGCAGCTGAAGATACAGAAGGTGCTGAAGAAGTAATCGATGACGAAGTTGCTGTTGAAGATGATAGAGTAGAAATTACTGAATTCATTATCACTGTTGATGATATTGAAGATGCAATTGCTGAGTTAGGAGAACTTGGAGTTAATGCTGAAGCTGTTAGTGATGAACTAGGTGGTGATGAACTTGCAATAGATGATGAAATGCCAATGGATGGTGAAACTGATCTTGAATCTCCTGAAGGAGCCGGTGAAGAAGTTGCTGATTTTGACCTAGATATGGGTGGCGATTTAGAAGGTGAAGGCGAAGAAGTTGCTGAAGAAGTACCTGAGATTGAAGAATCTATTACAGGTGGTGAAGGTTTCGAAAGAAAAGTATCTAAGCAAAACCATAAAACTACTCCGAACCTTGTAGAAGATGACGATGAGTTTGAAATGGATGACCTAGGAAGTTTTGATGATCCAGAAGCTGAAGAAGGCGGAGAAGAACTTGCTGGCGAAGAAGAAGCTATTGATGAACTTCCACTTGACACTCCTGAAGATGCAGGTGATGAATTAGGTGGTGACGAATTATCAATGGATGATGAAGCTCCGGTTGAAGGTGGAACACAAATTAAAGTTTCTGCTGAAAATTGGGACGTTCTTAAAGGATGGTTAGAAGGTAAAGGTGTTGATATCGAAGATATGTTCGGTGGAGAAATTGAAGTTGAAGGCGAAGAAGGTATTGAAGATGAAATCAGTTTTGATGGATTAGAAGATGCCCCAGCTGAAGATGAATCTCCAGAGCATGAAGCCGGTGAAACTGCTGATGAAGAAGATGCTGAAGAAGCTGAAGGTGATGATGATGAAGATGCAGACGAAGATAAAGATGCAGACGATGATAAAGATGATAAAAAAGGATTTCAACCAGGAAAAAAAGGAGTTAATCCTTTCCCAAAGAACTAATTTTTAAATTCTAAATAATTAAAGGGAGATCTTAGGGTCTCCCTTTTTAGATATATAAAATAAACAATTAGTATGAGGGCTCAATTTATATTTGAAAGTACCGGAGACTATTGGCCAGGTTATTCGGATGATGGAACTGCTGATAGTTTAAGTGATATTAGAAAGAAAACTTCTAAGATTCAAAATAGCGAATTAAAAAAGAAAGAAAAAGAAACGTTATCAAATAATTCAGCTGTTAAGGCAGGAGTTAGTTCAGAAAATAAGAATGACTTTTTCCAGAAGTGGATGCATGCTAATATGATAATGACTTCTCTTCAAGATGGTTTTTATATTGGAGAAGAATTATTAGATGATGCGTTGGGTATTTATATTGAATTAATTCAGGATTCTAAAATTAGTGAATACTTAGAAGATTCTAAAAATCCCGATTATTTTAAAGATACAATAGAATTAATCATAACTAAACTATCACAGCAGATAGAATCTAATAGTGGTGGAGAAGTATATGCACCTGGATTTTTAGATAAAGAAGATGAAGATAGAATAAGAATCGATAAAAGATTCGGAAAATATTATGGGTAAGAAACATACGATATACATAACAACTAATTTAAACACCAGATTATCTTATGTAGGTTATCATTCTACGAATAATATAAAGGATAAATACCTAGGTAGTGGACGAATTATTCAACGATCCATTAAGAAACATGGAAGAAAGAATTTTAAAAAAGAAATACTTGAAATTTGTAATGAAGATAATTGGGAAGAAAGAGAAACATTTTGGATTAATGAAAAGAATACAAAGTGGCCAAATGGATATAATTTAACTGATGGCGGAGAAGGCGCAGTTAATTATAAACACACAGCAAAGGCTAAGAAACAAATGAGTAAAATTAGACAAGAAAGAAATTTAGCTAAAGGAGAAAACAATGGAATGTTTGGACAATCTCATTCTAAAGAATCTAAATTAAAAATGGGAAATACTAGAAAAGAACGTGGCACGGAAAAAGGGAAGAACAACCCTAGATTTGATCACAATATATATAATTTTAAAAATAAAGAAACCGGAGAAATATTTAAAGGTCATAAGTTTGATTTAGCAAACAAAATTGGATCTTTATCATGTCATATAAATGCTGTGATTAATGGAAGTAGATCCCACCACAAAAAATGGATAGTAATATGAGAGCACGAGAAGTACCACAATTTAAATGTTATGTCATGGATTTCGATGATACATTAGTGAAAACTTCTGCTAAGGTTCATGTTTATAAGGATGGAAGAAGAATTAATTCTCTCACCCCTGAAGAATATAATTTCTATAAGCCAAAGAAAGGTGAAACTACTAATATGGAAGATTTCATTGATCCTCGTATTATAATGAATGCCCAAAAATATAAAATGTGGCCGGCCCTTAAAAATATTGACATGGCTAAGAAATCAGGTCGAAGTAGTTCAGAAATTTATATTCTAACAGCCAGATCTCATAAAGCTCAATTGGCCATTCATAATTTTTTAACAAGAGAAGGTATTAATATGCCATTAGAAAATGTTATAACATTGGGTCGAGATGACGGTGAACATTATGATATCCCAGCAGCCAAAAAGAAAGTTTTATCTGATTTAGCTGATAAATATGACCAAGTTTTATTTTTTGATGATAGTCATAAAAATATTGAAATAGCTAATCAAATACCGGGAATTAAATCAAGATTAATAGAAAAGAAAAAATGAAATTAAAAGATCGTATAGCGAACAAATATTATACATGTAGATATAAATTTTACGCTAAATTCGCAAAAAGAAAATTAAAAGATTCTTCTCCAAAATTTAAAAAGAGATTAAAATTGGTATTTAATGACGATTTTAATGAAATATCTTGGAGTAGAAAACAAAACGATAATAGAAAATGGGGAATAGGAGAACACTGGGGAGCGTTCCACCCAAGAAATGGAAGAAGTTGGTGGACGGAACCAATACTTAATAATGATTCTACTATAAGTTGTATAACCAAATACGAACCAAAAACTTTTTACAGAAAAACTAAAGATGGTCATTGGCACTCAAGTTGCACTAATTTCGATCCCATAGAAACAAAAGTTGTTCCTTTTTCATCAGGCGGTTTGTCAACTGGACATAAAAAACCAGATGGGGATCATATTTTTAAACAACAATACGGAAGGTGGGAATGTAGATGTAGAGTTCCAATTGAAAAAGGAGTTAGATCAGCATATTGGATGTGGGGATCAAGTTGGCCCCCAGAAATAGATGTATTTGAAATAGATGGTAAAGATGATAACCAATATATTAATTTACATTATGGTGTAAACGTAAATGGAAAACATCCTTCTATTGGTGGACATAACGCGAAATGTTTACGACTAGGTGAATTTCAAGAATTTGTTTTGGATTGGACACCAGAAAAAATAGAAATGTATACAGATGGAATAAAAATATTTCAGTGTACAGATAAGAACGTATTGAAATGGTATAATGCAGAAGATGCTCAAATGTGGGTGTTAATTTATCAATCAGTTATTGGAGATGTTGAGAAACCAAATACTCCCCCAATTTCAGAATTCGTTGTTGATTACGTGCGCGTGTATAAGAATATATAAAATAAAAAATATATAGAACAATGAATGTACCGGAAGATTGCAAAGGATGCGGAAAATGTTGCAGGTTGTTAACTGCTACAAATACACCCTTAATAAGAAATTATAATGGAGATCCTAAAATGCCTTTTTTAGAAATTCGTTATGGAAAATGTCAATATTTAAATGATAATAATGAATGTTCTATAAATGATACAAAACCTCAACAATGTAAAGATCTTATAAGAGGCTCATATCGATGTTTAGAATCCTTAAAATCTTATGAATTGAATAAAAATAAATTATAAAAATGACATACTTAAAATATAATGGCCAAATGGTTCAAATTGGCGAAAAATATTCTGTACATACTTCACCCCCTCCTCCAGAAGAAACGGTTATTTTATTAGCAAGAGCTTACCAAAATGGGTCAGAATTATTGAGATCCGAAGATTCCGGAGTAAATTTTACGGTTGATGTTTCTACAGAAAATGGATCGTTTACTTTGTTTACTTCATTTGCTAAAGATGGATCAAATATTTTAATAGGAGATTCATTGGGAAATATATACGATTATTCTGAAGGATCTATAAGTTCACCAACCAGTATAACTTCTACCAATATATCTGATATTCAAGTTAGAGGAAGTGTCAAAGTAGCTGGAGATAGAGATGGAAATATTATCACAATAACTTAAAATAATTAAATATTATGGCTTTTAGTTACCCAACTTTTATATTCATATTACCTGATGAATCGAAACTTATTACATTTAATAATCTTGGAATAAATTTAACAGATACAGATGGAACAAATGCATCTCAATTAGCATCTGGTTTGTTTGAAAGTCATTATATGTATGATGATGCAACAGGATTTATATACGTGATAAATTCAGACGACGGAAATCTTTGGAGAAATGATACATCTTTGGACTTTACTTCAATGTCTGATCAAGGAAATATTATTACTGGTGGTTCAGCTCGTCCACCAAGAATAATAAAAATCAATAATTCAAGATATTTATTTACTGCAGGACAAAGTATGAAATATACAGATAACGCATTTTCTTCGTTAACTTCTATAACTCCTCCGGGAACATTAAATGTGGTGGAATTACTTTATGAGGGAGGGGATAATGTAATGGTAATATATTGGGAATTCCCTTTCGATTATAATGTATATAGATCAACAAATAATGGTTTAACTTGGACTGAACAAATTGATGCAAATTTTCCTTATGGCCCAGCATTTAAAATTTAAATAGTGAAAAGATAGATACGTTATCAGATAGATACGTGTATAAGAATATATAAAATAAAGAATTATATGAAAAAGTTTGTTAAAGAAACCTTAGATGAAGAAGCAATGGGCGGAGTTTCTGCTCCAATGGCAACTTTAAACAATACCCCGGGCGTTGGTACTGCCACTCCTGCAGCATCTGCTGGTTCGAATACAGACGGTCCTTCTGGATCCGGAGATTCATGGGGAGATTCTTCAATTGCAATGGCTACTCAAAAAACTAATGAGAATAATTTAAATCCTTATGACAAAATAGGAGCTATGATGGCAAAGAAAATGGGAGTTAAACAACCATTTAAGAAAAAAGATGGGAGAACTAATACTGTAAAACAAAATGAAGTAGATGAGAACGCTCAATTATCTCCAAGTTTTTCTCTCCCTACACTAGACCAATATGAAAAAGCATGTAAGCATGTACCTGATCATCCGCTTACTACTAAAAAGAAAAAAGTAAATGAAGGAGAAAAATTAAGAGATGATAATGCGTTAAAGGATGTTAAAGCAAAAGAGGCATTAGGCGATCTTGGAATAGCATTCAAATTCAAACCTGGGAAATCAGGAAAAGATAGAGTATTCATTACCGATCCCATGAAAGTTGTTTTAGATAAAATAAAACAAGGTGAATGGGAAGATTATGGTAAGAATCCCGAAAATACAATTAGAAAATTTGAAAAGGGTGGAAAAATATTAGCTATTTATGCAGATGGAAAAGATCTCCCAAGAGCTACAGTAACAAATAAGGTAGAAGTAACAGAATCAATTCAAATAAGAAAAGTTGTTTCTAATTCATTAGACCCTTACGTAAAATAATACCCCTATCTCCTCAATACCCAAAGCCGGAAATTTTTCCGGCTTTTTTTGTCTCATTAGAAAACTTTGAGTGTTTCTAGTGATATAAAAATAAACACCAATATGACAATACAATTTTTAAAGATAAGGGACGTTAAGTCACCAACAAGGGCATATGAATTTGATGCAGGTATCGATTTCTATGTGCCAGCATTTACTGAATCATTTTTAAATGATTTAATGGAAAAGAATCCTACTGCAGATTTAGCGGGGAAAGGTGAAGGGGAAGTAAGATCTATTACAATTCCGGTCCATGGAAGAATAATGATTCCATCAGGTATTAAATCAAGAATGTCCGAACCAGGAAGAGCTTTGATAGCTCATAATAAATCAGGTATTGCAACAAAGCATGGATTAATTTTTGGAGCAGCGGTTGTTGATTACACTTATAAAGGAGAAATTCACTTAAGTTTAATTAATACAACTGATCATACTGTTGATCTTGCTCCAGGGCAAAAAATTATTCAATTCCTAGAAGTACCGGTATTGAATTCTATTGTTGATATATGGGAAGAAGGATCAAATGAAGAAGAATTCTATAAAGGTCTCCAAGATGATAGAGGAGCAGATGGATTCGGAAGCACAGATAAAAAATAATTATGAAAGAAAAAGAAATAAAGGTTTATATTGCCAGTCCTTATAGCGCTGGTTGGATGCCGACTAATATTACAAGACAATTTGATTTATCAAAAGAATTGTTAGAATTAGGATATTGGCCTTACATGCCTTTATTGACTCACTTCTTAGAATTATATACTCATCATTCAGAACAGGTTTGGTTACAACAAGATTTCATATATCTAAAAGTATGTGATGTAGTTTTAAGAATCAAACCTATTGATGATGATGGAAATGAAATACCAAGCCCTGGAGCAGATAAAGAAGTTGCTTTAGCGATAAAGGAGGGAATTCCGGTATTTTATTCTATAGAGGAACTAAATAACTGGAGAGATAAAACTTTCCAAACAAAATTAGAAATGTAACTTTGCCGTACACATTTTCTTAAAAAAGGTTTAACAATTTCGTTAGACCTTTTTTTGTTTAGACACATATAACATCTAAATATATACAGCAATGATTTTAAATATTGAACAACGACAAGGCAGATTAATAATTTCTTATATAAATGAAGATGGGAAAGTGGCATTTTCGCAATTAACTGTTCCATCAAATCATCAATTTTCATATAGTTACGCAAAACAAGGTAGAGGTGCAGTTCCGGGATTAACTTCTTGGGATGGGAAAGCTGTTACAAAGCGTCCGGCACAATTCTTAGATAAACATAGAATCCAAGAATTTTTCATGGATGCAGGTGAAGAACATACTAAACATTTGTTCGAACGTAATATGCCAGACATGTATTCTTGTGATATCGAAGTAGACGTAACTGATGAAGGATTCGCGGAACCTGAAGATGCAAAAAATAGAATTAATTCTATATCCTGGGTAAAATATCCAGATGCTCATGCGTTTGGATTAAAGCCACTTAGTGGTGAAGAATGCGATAGAATTGAAAGAGATGTCAATAAACACATCGAAAAATTTGGTAAAAAGTATAAATTCGTTTATCACCAGTATGAGAATGAGGCAGATATGCTATATGATTTCTTGTATAATTATGCTAGACATGCTCCACTTATTACTGGATGGTTTTTCTGGGGATATGATTGGGACTATATTTATAATCGTTGTACAAAAAGATTGAATATGGACATATCTTGGATGTCACCAACATCACAATGGTATGATCATAGAGTTACAATCAAAGGAAAGAAACGTCACATTAAATTACCTCAACATAAACTTATTGTTGACTATAAGGCAATTTATGAAAAATGGGATAGAACTATTAACCCAAAAGAAAATGGAACCCTTGACTTTGTTTCTGAAGCAGCACTTGGAATCAAGAAAGTTAAATATCCAGGTACATTAAAGGAACTTTTTAATAATGATTATGAACTCTATATCTTTTATAATGTAATTGATTCAGTGTTAGTAGAACTAATGGATGAAAAATTAAAGACTATGTCTACATTCTTAGGACTTGGGACAATTACACGAGTACAAGCCATGGATGCGTTTTCTCCAATCCAAATGTTGGAAGCTACGTTATCTAGACATGCATATCAAAGAAAACAAGTGTTTCCAAAGGTATGGGATAAAAAAGAAAGAGAACATTTTGAAGGGGCTTTCGTTTTCGAACCAACACCTGATTTGTATGGATGGGTAGCATCATTTGACTTTGCATCCCTATATCCTTCTATTATGAGACAGTTCATGATATCAATTGAAAACTTCATCATAAAGGATAAACAGTTTCAAACAAATGATAAACAAATTAAATGTGTATCTGGAGCAGTTTTCGATGCATCATTCGAACCATTAATTCCGGAAATTTTAACGGATTATTACAGTCAAAGAAAAACTGCGAAGAAAATATCTCAACGAGCAGACATCGAAGTGGATGAGCTCCAAAAGATTAAGAAAAAACGCTTACAATCTGCCATTTAAGGGAAAAAAAGTCTATATAAATAATCAAATAAACTATAACAAAAATAAACATATTTTTAATATGATCAATGAAACCTACGAGGTTGATCAATTAAATGAGGCCGCGCTATCTTACTTTGAAGGAGACAATTTGGCCTCTAACGTTTGGATCAATAAATACGCATTAAAAAAGAATGGAAAATACAAAGAACAAACACCAAAAGATACATTAAATAGAATAACAAACGAAATTCATAGGATGGAATTAAAATTTCCAAACTCTATAGAAAAAGCAGAAATACATGATCATTTAGATAATTTCAAAAACTTTATATTCGGTGGGTCCATTTTATTCGGACTCGGTAATCCTTACCAAATTTCATCATTAGGAAATTGTTTCTTTATAGATAATGGAGCAGATTCATATGGCGCTATTTTCAATATAGATGAAACAATGGCACAACTTATGAAAAGAAGAGGTGGCGTTGGAGTGACTATAGAAAACCTCCGTCCTGGAGGTAGTTTAGTGAATAATAGTGCTCAATCATCAACCGGTGCTGTCTCATTTATGGATAGATATTCGGCAACCACAAGAGAAGTTGCCCAAGATGGTAGAAGAGGTGCTTTAATGCTTAGTAATCATATTAATCACCCGGATGCTCCAGAATTTATTGTAAAGAAAGATGATTTAACAAAGGTTACAGGAGCTAATGTATCACTTAAGATAACCGATGAGTTTATGAAAGCAGCCGAGGCTGACCAAGATTATATTCTACATTGGCCTACGACTGGAAAACAACCGGAGATTACCGAACAAATCCCATATAACCAACTATATAAAAGAGAAAATGGCACTTATGTAAAAAGAGTAAAAGCCAAAGAAGTATGGGATTCTTTAATTCACCAAGCTTGGAAAAATGCTGAACCTGGAGTTTTATTTTGGGACAACATTATTAAAGAATCTCCAGCTGATTGTTATGCTGATCAAGGTTTTGTAACAAAAGGAACTAACCCCTGCATAATTGGATCAACTTTAATTGCAACGGCAGATGGAAGAAATGCAGTTAGTATTAAACAATTAGTAAATGAAGGAAAAGATGTTCCTGTTTATTCAACTGATTATAATACTGGACAAACTCAGATAAAATGGGGGAGAAATCCAAGATTAACTCAATCATCCGCTGAAGTTTGGAAATTAAAATTGGATGATGGTAGTGAACTTATTGCTACACCTGATCATAAAATTTTAACTTCAGAATTAATATATAAAGAACTAAAAGATTTAACCCCCGGAGAATCATTAATACCTTTTTATTCATTTGAATCTAACGGATATAGACAAATTTCAAGAGTTGGATCTAAAATGATCGGGGGAAATTTCCGTAATAAAAGACAATATAGGATAATTGATGAATTTTTCAATGGAGATATAGATGCTAAACAATATCATATTCACCATAAAAATTTCGATAATAAAAATGATTCAATAGAAAATTTACAGAGAATGTTAGTTGAAGAGCATAAAAAACTTCATTCTGAGATGATGGTAGGAAAAAAGAATCCTTATCATAAGATGTCTAAAGAATGGAAGAAAAACTTTGCATCACATCCCGGAGAGACAAATGGAAGATATAGTGGATGGACTAATAATGAACTATTAGATTTAGGGAGAAACATATTTTTATTAGAAGGCAAATTAACCAGAAATATATGGTATGATTACGCAAAACAAACCGGAGCCCCTCTTAGATTAAGTAATAAATTTAGATTCAACTCATTTACCAATTTTAAAAACCAAGTATCTGAAAATCATAAAGTAGTATCTGCATCTTTTCATGGATATGAAGATGTTTATAACATAACTGTTGATGACAATCATAATTATCATATCATAACATCTAATGAGGATGATAAGTTTGTAACATCTTCAGGGATATGTATCAAAAATTGCGGTGAGGTACCATTAAGCCCCTTTGATTCGTGTCGTCTGGGATCACTAAACCTATCAAATATGGTACTTAAACCATACAAGAAAGGTGCAAAGGTTGATTGGGAATTATTAGAAAAAACTTCAAGATTTGCTCAAAGGACAATGGATGATGTTGTTTCCTTAGAAGAAGAGAAGGTTATAACAATCATAGAAAAAATTAAATCTGATCCGGAAGAGGAATATTTAAAAGCTGTTGAATTAAGAACATGGACTAGAGTATTAGAGGTTCTAAGAAATGGAAGAAGAACAGGAATTGGTGTTCTTGGATTAGGAGATATGTTAGCTAAGTTAGGAATTCAATATGGTTCTAAGAAGGCAACTAAACTAATCGACAAACTTTTTGAAGTCATAGCCGTTTCCTGTTATAAAGAAACTGTTCAACTTGCTAAAGAAAGAGGAGCATTTCCAATTTGGGATTATGATAAAGAATGTAATAATCCATTTATTTCTAGAATTATTTCTAATCATTTTACTACCGAAGAATATGAAGAATATGTAAAATATGGAAGAAGGAATATTGCTTCCCTTTCTATTGCGCCTACAGGTACACTTGCTATTGAAGCAAGGACAACTTCAGGTATTGAACCAGTATTTAAAATTAGATCATTAAGAAGAAGAAAAATTAATCCAAATGATACCGAAGCAACGATAGATTTTACTGATGAAAATGGAGATTCATGGCAAGAATATAACGTTTTCCACTTTGAGTTTATAAAATGGTATGCACAAACAAAAAATGCCGAATATTTATCAGTCAAATCTAATGCAGGTTATTCAGCTTATCTAAATTCAATATCTGATGAAGAACTTGATAGATTAATTGATTTATCACCATGGGCTGGTTCTGAATCTCACGATGTTGATTATCTTGAAAAAGTTAGAATGCAAGGTATTATTCAAAAATGGATTGACCATTCAATTTCAGTTACTCATAATCTTCCCGAAGATATAAATGAAGAAGAAGTTAATAAAATCTATTATGAAGCTTGGAAAGTGGGTTGTAAAGGGTGTACAATTTATAGAGAAGGATCAAGAACAGGAGTTATTTTATCCAAGAAAGAAGAAAAAACAGAAGAATTTCATGAAACAAATGCACCAAAGAGACCAAGAGAACTTAAAGCAGATTACTATGCAGCAAAAGCAGCCGGGAGAGATTTCGCTGTCATTATCGGCCGGTGGCCAGGCACATCTAGACCTTATGAAGTATTCGCATTTGAAAATCCTCCAAGCATTAAGAATACCACAGGAAGAGTTGTCAAAATTAAAAAAGGACACTACAAATTTATTAATGGGGAGTTCGAGATTGAGGATCTTCAACTTGCAGCCGATAGAATTGAACAGAAAACCCTTTGTTTAACAGCTTCGATGCTTTTAAGACACGGTGCTCCTGTTTCTCATGTACTTAACGTAATTAAGAAAATAGATGAAAATGTAACAAGTTTTTCATCTGTTGTACGACGTTATCTTAGTAGGTATATTGATGATGACATTCAAGAAGAAAAATGTCCAGAATGTGGAGGGACCCTTGTTAGGGAAGAGAGTTGTATACATTGCAATTCCTGTTCATTTTCTAAATGCTAAATTCCAAAAGCTCTGATCACTCAGAGCTTTTTCTTTTGGAATATATAAAATAAAGTATTTTTAATGGATATTGTACGCAATAAATTAAATGAAAATCCTGATGGAATTAGAATTGATAATAATCTCTTATCTGGATGGATGAATGCCGATGCTACACCATTTGGTTTTTATAAGGGGGAATTATTTATATCTCGACAAGGTGGAACATACGGGGGGATGCCAGGGTGGGATGACATTGAAGATACGTTATGTAGTGAAGAGAACAAATACTGTAAAGCTAGAGAATTCTTAGAACTTTCTGGAAGATTATGGGAACAAAAAAAGATAATGTCATTTTGGAAATATCCACCTAAAGAAAAATTTAAAGAAATTATAGACAGGATCGGATCAGCGATTAATCAACCAAATATGTTTAATGATCCAGAATGGAAAGTAGAAATCATTACCGGGAAAATGAATCCAGATGTTTCTGATGATAGATCATATGATTGGGGAGATCATGAATATCACGTTACACTTATTCCATTATCAAAATATGTTGGAAGTAATGAAAGATCTAAAGAAGAACTTGCACTTCAACATGTTGCGTCCCCGATGGATAAATTAAGAAGACCTGATAAAACAGATTTTTTTAAAATTAGAGATAAAAAAACAAAACCTTTGGCGTGGAAACAAGCTATGCAAGCAGAAAGTTTAATAACCGAAGATCCAGACGGTTATATAGAACCAAAAACTAAAAAAAGAATATCATGGGCTAGTGGTGAATTAGATCCAGTTGTTTTTGGTTGGTATAAAGGAAAAATAATATGGGATGATGAATTAGATAATTCAGAATCTGGTAAAACCCACAGTTCTTTAGGTACAAACAAAGGACCAAATTTAAGACAAAAACGCTGGCCTCACCGCAAAAAACCCACTAGTATAGATAGAGTCGATTATACATACCCTGGCAGATTATGGAGGAAAACTAAAATGATTTCATTTTGGCGATATCCATCTAAAAAAGAAATGCCCAAGAGATTAAAAGAATTAGGAGATACTATTGGTGAAAATTTCTTTAATAATGGTTGGAGGATTAACACTAGAATTGAAGATCCAGGTAGATCAGATTATGAAGAAGCTTTTGTATCTGTTGAGGAATATATCGGAAGTGCTAATGCTAGTCCTTCTGATTTAGGAAAGGATCATGCTGTTTCTCCTATGTTAAAAAAACCAGTATCATCTGGACCTGGAAAAATGCATTCTAAAACACCTAGACCTCTTAAATTCCAACAAGCTATGTATGCAGAAAGCCTTGAAGAAAATTTATATGAAAGCCCTGATATGATTGAGGCTGATAATCTTAAAAGTGTCACTGGATTAAATGATCTTGGTTATTACGGTACACAAGCCATACCATTTGGATATTGGAAAAATAAGATGAGAGTCGGATCAAAAAATCAAACTCATGGGAATATGGGAAAGGATTATTACGATATGAAAACCCATGATGTTTCAAGACAAGATTTTAAATTTTGTGGAAGAGCATGGCCTAGTGAAAAAATTATAAGTTTTTGGACTTACCCAACTCATAAAGAATTCCAAAAAGTTTTGAGGGATATTCAAAAAGAAAATAAACAGAAATTTGGAGATTATAGTCATATTGATTTTTCAGATCCCAACTGGTCTATAGAAGTTATAACAAACTCTCTTAAGGGAGTTAAAAATAGAATAGAAGGAGATTGGTCAATAGCCCAAGATTCAACTCTCATTCCTTTTGATGAATATACTGGGTCGGCAAATCAAAGTGTAGAAGCCCAAGCAAAACGACATACTAATACTCCAATGAATAAATTAAGAAGACCTCAAGATTCTGCATATTTTAAAGTAGGAGATTCAAAGGAAAAACCTCTAGCATGGAAACAGGCGATGGTAAAATCTGAATCTTTAGAAGAATCACTTGGAACACCATTATTTGAAAAACTTTTAATGGGCGAACCAGTTACTATAGAAGAATTAAGAGATGTATTAAATAAAAAAGTTCTTAATTTTGAATTTATAAAAATTGATGGAGAAGTAAGACCTGCCAAGGGAACTACTATGATGAAATATATTCCCAAGGAAGAACATCCAACAGGAGATCACCCATCATCTGATAAAGTTGCAGCGTTTTATGATTTATCTAAAGATGCATGGAGAAGTGTTTCAAATAGAAGTAGTGAAATTGTTTTAGTTCAGGATAAAGAAACTGGAAAAATAAAAGTTCGAATTAGTGATAAAGTACCTAAGGAAGAACCTGGTAAGAAACCTGAAATATCTAAAGTTCCAGGAGCCGATCCAAGACCAATTCCACCAAAATCTGAACCTGTTGTAAGACCTTCAATTAGACCAGAAGTTACTCCAGAAATTCCAGATGCTGATGACATTGATGTAGAAGATGAAGTTACTCCACTAGATATTGAAGATCCAAATATCACAGCAGATGATGTGAAAGATAAAGATATTATAGCACCTGAAACTGATGAGCCTGAAGTTGAATTACCCGAACCTCAATCTGTCCCAGAAGTTCCAGAAGAAACTCCAATGGAACCTGCTGTATCTCCATCAATAAAGCCGGAACAACCAGAGGAAGAACTTCCACCTGAAGAAGACATTACATTCCCAGATGATGATGAAGATGATGTAGTGTAAATCTTCCCTATTTATTACTCATATAAAAAATAAACCTAATGGATGACGTTAAATTTGATTTGCGAGACATTTCAATAGTGCCTACTGTAATAAGTGATATTAGTAGTAGAAGTGAATGTAAAACTACACATAAGAATGGATTGTTACCTTTAATGACCGCTCCTATGGATACTGTAGTTTGTAATAAAAATGTCGAGAAATTTATAGAAAATAATATCGTACCTTGTATGCCAAGAGGAGAATATTATCCAAGAACTTTAGTACCAGACAATCCTGTTGTATTTCAAGCTTATGGATTAAGCGAAATAGAATATGATTTACAGACATTAGAAGATAATCAATTAACAAGAAATACTACAAGACCTCAATATTGGTATTATAAGCATGTTCTTATCGATATTGCTAATGGTCATATGCAAAAACTTATCGATGTTCTAAAATTAATGAAAGTTCATACTCCAGAAGTAAAAGTGATGGTTGGAAACGTCGCGCATCCACTTACATATAAAAATCTAGCAATGGCTGGAGCCGATTATGTTAGATGCTCAATTGGAACCGGATGTTTTACTCCAGGCCAAATTATTAAATTAAAAGATAACGAAAAAAACATAGAAGATATTCAAATAGGAGATAAAGTATTAACTCACAAAAATAAATATCAAGAAGTTAAAACTAAATTTGAATATGAAATAGAAGAGGAAATTTATAAAGTAAATAATATTTTTTGCACAAAGACACACGAATTTTATATAATAGAAACGCAATATAAAAATATAGTAAATAATGAAAATATCCAAAAGTATGCAAAATGGATAAGTGCGGAGCAATTAGATAAAGAAAAACATTTATTAATAGAATATTAACTACCAAAGTAAATTCTTAAATAATTTCTATGAATATATAAAATAAAAATGAAAAAAATCATTCCGCAAATTCTATTCAAAGACGAAGAATTAGAATTTTATAAAATAGATAATAAAAATAAACATATTCTTATATCTAAAAATAATATGGAATTCTTACGTAAAGATTTGATGAATGAAGGATTTTTTGTATTGTGTGATGAATGTGATAATAAAAACAAATTAAAAAATATTCCAAATATAGATAAAATTTTTCTTTGTAAAAAATGTAGAAATAAAGGAAATAGAAATGGAATGTTTGGAAAACACCATACATCAAAATCTAAAAATAATATAAGTATTAAAAATAAAGGAAGAGAAAAATCAAAAGAAACTAAACTAAAATTACATTACGCTTTATTAGGAAAAAATAAAGGGAAATATGATGGCAAAAACAATCCAATGTTTAATAAGAAAGTTTATGATATTTGGGTGGAAACATATGGAAAAGAAGAAGCAGATAAAAAACAATTAATTTATAAAAGAAAAATATCTGAAAAAACTGCAGGTAAAAACAATCCAATGTTTAATAAGAAAGTTTATGATATTTGGGTGGAAAAATATGGAAAAGAAGAAGCAGATAAAAAATGGGTTGTATATTTAAAAAAATTATCAGATACTTCTTATTTTAGGACATATAATAAACAAAATAATAAAAATTGGTCTAAAATATCTCAAAAATTATTTTGGGAAATATATTCTGAAATTAATAGCCAATATAAAAAAATATATTTCGCAGAGTTAAATCATGAATTTAGTTGTGGTATAAGATCTAAAAATTTTGATTTTGTTATAAAAGATACTAAAAAAGTAATAGAATTTAATGGAGATAAATGGCATGCTAATCCTAAAATATATGAAGAAGAAGATATTCCATTTGATTTTATCGGAATATCTGCTAAAGAAATTTGGGAAAACGACAAATCTAAAAATGATTTAGCAAAACAAAACGGATATGATATTTTAATTATATGGGAATCTGATTATAGAAATAACTCTAATAAAGAGTTAGAAAAATGTTTAAATTTTATTAATAAATGAAAAGTTTTAAATTAATACCAATAGAAAATATTTCAAAAGAATATTACGAAGGAAAAATATATGATTTAGAAGTAGAAAACGACCATTCATATAATATTAATGGTATTATAGTTCATAATTCAGGATGTACAACCGCAGCTAATGTAGCAATTAACTATCCGCTAGGATCTTTAATATCAGAATGCAAAGCAATTAAGAAAGAAGGAGAATTCAAAACCAAAATTGTTGCAGATGGTGGAATGCAAGGCTATGATGATATAATTAAGGCACTTGCACTAGGAGCAGATTATGTAATGGTTGGATCTCTATTTAATAAAACAATGCAAAGCTCTGGTTCTAATCATT